ATAAGGGTCAGACCTATAAGAAGGGAGTTAAGCTGTGGCCTGTAGGGGTAGATATAGTTAAATCCTTGCTCTACGGACGGCTAAAGCTTAAGACCGTGGGTCCAGGATATTGTCACTTTCCCCTAGGACTGCCTGAAGAGTTTTACGACCAGCTAACGGCTGAGAGACAGGTGACGCGCTATGTTAAGGGTTTCCCTAAAGTGGAGTGGATTAAGGTCAAAACCCGCAACGAAGCTTTAGATACTTTTGTCTACGCCTACGCTGCGGCGGTAGGGGTGGGGATTGCCAGACTTAACTTTAAGGAGATGTTAGCCGCTCTGCTACCTGAAGAGAAGGAAGCAGCACCTAAACCCCCCGAGCAACCTAAGCAAAGTTGGATTAACCACGATAGGGGACGCGGCAACTTTGCTCAGAGGTGGTAAGCGTTTTTAGAACAGTCTCAAATCCTGTTCTACGGCGGGGCTGCTCGGAATACCGATCTATAAACTCCTTAGCAAGCTTAATCTTTTGGTCTACCCCTAAATCATTGTCTACTACCAATCCGTAGGCGTTGGCAAACCATGGGTCTAAAGTGGATTGCCGAAAACTAATTGATATTGATTCCTTTGCTCTAGCGTCAATCATCTTTTCCTGAAACGGCAACTGTTGCCGATTTGTTAGAATCATTGTACTTGAGGAACTCAAAGATGTTGAACACGCCCACTACTCTAGCTATAGGAGACACCTTAACTTGGAGGTCGGACAACCTGCGAGGGATTGACCCGTCAACGGGCAAGGAAGTCGCCCTACTGCCTACTACTACTACCCTAACTTGGAAGTTTGCTAGGGAAGGGGCGGCGTTTAGCATTACGAGTACAGCCGATGGCAGTGAGTTCGTGACCACAATCCCCTCGGAAGTCTCGGAAGAGTTGACGGCGGGAGATTACTACTATCAAGTCTTTATAGAAATCAATTCTGTCTCACGCCTTTACTTCTCAGGCACTTTAAAAGTCGTGGCTGTTGTAGCAGACGGAGCAGATAATCGCACTACTGCACAGAAATTACTAGACGCGGTTAACGCCGCTATCCAAACTATCCTAGATGGTGGGGCGGTGCAAAGCTACTCAATCAAAGGACGCAACCTAAGCAGAATGTCCCTAGCTGAGTTAATGTCTCTGCGAGATAGCCTTAAAATGGAGGTTTATCGGGAGAAAACTGCGGAATCCATCGCCCAAGGGTTAGGAGATCCACGGCGGCTATACGTGAGGTTTAAATAATGGGCTTGTTCGACTGGTTGAAGCGAGAGAAAAAGCAGGAAAAACGCGCTTACCAAGGGGCGGCGTATAGCCGATTAAATAACGATTGGGTCACTTCCGGCGCTTCGGCTGACAGCGAGATTATCACGGCTCTTAAGCCCCTGCGGAATCGTTCGAGGGACTTGGTTAGGAACAACGATTACGCCAAGAACGGGCTGAGAACGATTGTAGGGAACGTGGTCGGGCAAGGGATCAAGCTTCAAAGTCAAATCAAAAAACAACGCGGTCAAGCCTACGATGATCGGCTTAATGCCCTAGTCGAGGAGTTGTGGCTTGAGTGGTGTGACGCGGAATATTGCCACACCGCAGGTAAGCTAAATTTCCCAGACCTAGAGCGGTTGATCATGTCGAGCATTATTGAGAGCGGCGAGGTCTTGATCCGCATTGTGCGTAAGTCTTTTGGTGGTAGTCCCGTCCCAGTTGCCTTAGAAGTGATCGAGGCAGACCAACTCTGTGACGATTGGTCAGTAGGGCAGGGGCCAGTTGGCAGGATTCGCATGGGCGTTGAAGTTGATGAATGGCAAAGACCTATTGCCTATTGGCTTTACCCGAATCACCCGGGAGATTATCAGTTTTCAGCTTCCTACGCAGGTGGGCAGTTGATGCGACTCCCGGCTAATGAAATTCTGCATCTGTTCGTGTGCGATCGCCCCAATCAGAGCAGGGGTGTGCCTTGGTTTCACACCGCGTTAACCAGACTGAAAAACTTGCACGGCTACGAGGAGAGCGAGTTAGTAGCGGCGAGAGCGCAAGCGGCGGTAATGGGGTTTATCCAAACGCCTGACGCTGAATTGTTGAGCCAAGGGGTAGAGAATGGCAATCGCCTTTACAACCTAGAACCCGGGGCTATTGAAGTCCTCGCCCCCGGGGAAACCTTCGCGGGTTTTGCTCCCACCCGACCTAACCAGGGTTTTGATCCGTTCGTGAGGATGATGTTACGCGGGGTGGCCGCAAGCTTGGGGCTATCGTATGAGTCTTTAAGCCGTGACTACTCGAATACGAGCTATTCAAGCGCCAGAACAAGCCTGATTGAAGAACGCGATAACTACCGACTTCTCCAAGGATGGCTAATTTCCAACCTGCACAAGAAAATATTTAAGATTTGGCTAGAGTCCGCAGTCTATGCAGGGGCGTTACCTTTCCCGAACTATGAACTAAATCCGAAATTCTACCACCGCGACAAGTGGACCCCGAGGGGATGGCAGTGGGTCGATCCGCAAAACGAAGTCGCCGCCAACAAAGAAGCGATTAAAGCAGGGTTCACCTCAATCAGTCAGGTTATCGCCCAGACAGGCGGAGACCTTGAGGATATTTTGAAGGAGCGGCAAAGAGAGCTAGAGATGGCTAAAAACCTAGAACTAGCCTTTGATACCACTATCCCAGTAGGGGGTATGGGCGAAGAGGAGCAGCCCGTAGAGCCAGCCGAGGGACTGACACCGACTAGAGCGTTAGTTACTCGGGCTAAAAATTGTAAGGCTGGTATTTCTTGTGGGGGGAGTTGTATTAGCAAAAATAAAACTTGTAAATCGGATATTCCTGCTAGTGCTAAACCCGCCAAGCAGAAACTAGCTAAGGCTGTGGGCAAGTCAAAGACAAGTACGAAGAAACCTAAAGCCGCAAAACCTCTAGAAGTCGTCAAGAAGGCGGGAACTATTGCTGAGATTGACCCGACTACAATTCTTGTAGATCCGAAAAGGTTTCAGTATAAAATCTTGGGGCAGCATACACAAAGCGGAACGGTTGGAAGTCTGTCAGGGGTCAAACGCTACGATCCTAACCTTGCTGGAATACTTCAGGTGTGGGAAGATCCAGAAGACGGCAACACCTACGTTGTCAATGGACATAACCGATTAGACCTTGCTAAAAAGTTAGGTGCTGAAAAAGTAGCTGTTAGATTCCTTGACGTTGCAGATGATGCTGAGGCTAGAGCCGTGGGAGCAATCACGAATATAGCCGAAGGCAGAGGAGATCCGCTAGACGCGGCTAAATTTTTTAGAGATACGGGCTTAACCCGAGAAGACTTGAATAAAAGGGGTATTCCCATGCGAGAGGCAATAGCTCAAGACGGCTTGGCACTCTCGCAGCTTGAAGATAGCCTTTTCCGTAAAACGATTGACGGAGACTTAACTATAAATCAGGGGACGATAATTGGTGGCTCTGGGTTAAGCCACACTAAACAACTAGCCTTGTACGAATTATCAGAGAAAGAAAGTAAAAAAAGGCACGTTAGTGATGCTTTCTTAAAAGAGTTGGCTGATACTGTTGCATCTAGTGATGAGGCTGGTTCTTTTGAAACAGACCTTTTTGGGAATATTTCGTTTAATAACGGTAGCGCGATAGAAAAAGCAAACCTACAAGCTCAAATCAAAAAAAGGTTAGCAAGAGAAAAACGATTATTTGGGATGGTCGCTAAATCTAAGGCGGCGACAGAATTACAGAAAGCGGGAAACCTTATAAACCAGCAAACCAGTAAGGAGATCAGCAAAGAAGCGGCGGCGACCTTGCAGATATTTGACCAGCTTAAAAATTTAAGCGGGGGAATAAATACCGCGTTAAACGAGGGGGCAGACAGGATTTTAAAGGGAGAATCAGCCAAAAAAATAGAAGATGAACTTTATGACAGAATAAAAAAATTAGTAGAGGTCGAAGTTGTTGGGGCTTTTGGCAAAAAAGAGGATAGGAGCTACCGGTTTTATTTAGAGGAGGATATTTGATGTTATCTACAGACGCAAAAAAACGAGTGCTTGATGAGCTTGTATACATAACGTTTACAGGTAATTTAAGGTCTATAGAAGAGGAAAATCTAGAGTTAACCGAACCGACTAGAACCGTGACCCCCGTAAACAGCCTAGTAACCAGAGCTAAGAACTGCAAAAAGGGGATTAGCTGCGGTAATGCCTGTATCTCAGCTACTAAGACTTGCAGAAAAACCCTTGACTCTACAGCCAAGCAAAAAAAGAAAACCTTGGCTGAGAAAACCAAGAAAACTACCAAGAAGCCCGTTAAAACTACCCTAGAGATTAACACCACGGTTCAAGACCGTAAAGATCCAAAGCAGTTAATCGCTCTTGGGAAGCAGATTTTAGAAAAGCATTTAGTTACTTCTGACAACGTGCAGGAAGAAAAGAAGCAACTAGAAAAGGAAATAGAGGCTGCCAAAAAGGAACTAGCTAAGATTAACAGAAAAAGTACGGGTTTTTTTGACGATAACTTTGATAAGGCAGTAGAGTTAAACCAAAAAATCATAAATTTACAGGAAGAAGCTGAAACTTTAGAGATTAATAAAGTGTATAGCGGCGTTATTGGAGAACTAAAAACGATTACAGCTAGTAAACGTTATCAGTCGCCCGAGGAAGCTTTAAGTAAGATTGCTGTTAGAGTTATAGATAATTCCTTAGATGAGGAGAGTGTAACTACAAACTTTAAGAATAATCTGAAAGACGCTATCGAGATAGCTGATTATCCGATTAGTTTAATGGGGGCAGAAATTTTTACAGGACGTTCTTACGCAGGACTTTTTGGTGTCCACGTTATTGATGACAAAAGCGCACAGTTTCACGAGTTCGCTCACCACCTAGAAAGAGACGATGAGGACGCTTGGGCAGCAACTCAAAAATGGCGTGATGGCAGGGCAACAAGTCCCCTAATTACTCTAAACGCATTAAATAATACAGATATTTATGCTGAAGATGAAGTCGCTTATCCTGATAAATTTATTGACAATTATGTAGGAAGAGTTTATCCCCATTTAACTACGGAGGTTTACTCTGTTGGGTTTGAACATTTCGCAAGCCCTAAACTTTTCAACGAATTGAGGAGAGCAGATCCAGAACATTTAGAATTAATAATAGGAGCAATAGCCTCTAAAAACCCTCGCGCTAATTTCGTCCAGTAAACTAGAAGTAATTAGGAGTTGTTTATGCAAGTAGTTCTAAAGTACCAAGAATATCCCGAAGCTACCGTTACCCTAACCACCTCTCACGATGACCCTGACGAGATGGTTACTCCTGAATTGACAGTAGACCCGCCAAAACTAGAAACGTTGGTCAAACTTGCCCTAAAACAGGAGATCAGCCACGGGCATTATGGGCACATTGTGGAATTTATAAAGCCAACCACTAACCTAGACCTGCAAAGCGCGGTCAGGAAGTTAAAGGCTTTTGAGTTTGTTTCCTCTACCCCATCCATCTACCCTAACCCTAACTTTCCCCCTGAAGGAGCAGTCTCATGATGACCGAATCCCAAAAACTTTGCCTAGAAATAATTGAATCAGTCTATTTAGACGGCGTTGACGCTATTGGTCAGCCCGTTGTAGAGGGCGACCAGATAACTTGTCAGTTCCAAGATAGCGACAAGGTGCTAGTTGCCAAAATCTACCCTGACAGGGAAGAGAACGACATTGAGATTTCTATGATTAGTAGTTAAGGTGTATTAAAATATTGTGGCATGAAAAATCCGTAGAAATACGGATTGCTTTCTGCATGGATGCAACTTATATTTAGGACAGAAAGAGGGCAGACCACTACACAACCGCCCCACACGCTACAGAGGTAATTAAGATGCTTTTCCAAAACAAAATCAACCAACTCAACGCTACAGTTTCCAACATTAACAACACAATCGAAGACTTAAGCCGCCAAATTGAACAGTTACGGGAGCAGAAACTAGCTCTAGAAACCCACCTACAGGAGCTAGGTTCAGCCGAGAACGCTGCGGAATCTGCCCTAGTTCAAGTCCAGACCGCGATAGGGATGATTGAGCAAATCTCCCCTGACCAATTAGTAGAATTTAAGTACGCTATAGATGCCTTATTTAATGCCAATTTACCCGCCCTACCCAGTGCAGAACCTGAACCCGAACCCGAAAACCCTGCCCCTGACACCGAAGAAATCATAATAGTTGAGCCGACCCTTGAGGAATATGTAGACGGCGACAATACTATTGCCGACCTGCTCAAGGATGAATACCAAAAGACCACCACCAACGGCGAAGGAGCTTGGATCAAGCGTCTATCAATGCCCACCCTACGGAAGCTCTGCAAAGAGCGGGGGCTTTCTACCACTGGCACTAAAGCTGACCTACAGCAACGTCTCAAAAACCACGGATTGCTACAGGCTGACGTAGTAATTGCCAACCTTAACCAAGAATAGAAATAGCGGGGGGCAATCCCCCCTAGGAGTCAAATAAAATGCGCTTCACAGTCTGTTTTTCAGTCCTGCTTTTCGTGTCTGCTTTAGTTTTTCCCGTTTCCCCTTCAACAGCAATATCCCAGATAGTTATTTTTATCGGAGCTTCACCCTTTACCAAGAATAAATAAGAACACTAGGACTACAATAAAAGTAGTCCTTTTGTTTTAGTTTATGAGATGGACAAATACTTCACCCGCTCCCAAAGCTTCACCCCACAAGTTGAGGGGGATTTTATCGTTTTTCCCTTCGCTAGTGAAACCCCCGTAGATAGGGGCATTGGCTACGAAATTCTAAGCTGCAACTCTCAATCAATCAACACGGAACGCTGTTCCTCTGCCCCCCTGCTTTGGAACCACAACAGAGATAAGGTTCTAGGGAAAGTAGAGTCTGTCTGGGTTGACGGTCAACGCTCCTACTGTAAAGTCCGGTGGTCTAAGTCCCCCGAAGCCCAACAATATCGGGCTGAAGTCGAGGATGGCATTATATCGAACGTTAGCTGTGGCTATAGCGTTGACGACATCAAGAACCGAACCCCTGACCCTGACTCTTACACCGTCACTCGTTGGACTCCCTACGAGATAAGTCTGGTGTCTATCCCTGCGGATCATACTGTGGGCGTAAACCGCTCTTTTTTAGATAACATGGGGAAAGAATCTACTAAATCTACTATGGAAGATACTATTACTATCACTAGAGAGGAAATCCTCTCCGAGGAGCGGCAGCGTATTGCTACGATCAACGCCCTCGCCACCCGTCACGGCTTCCCTGAATTAGGGCAAAAGCTCATTGAGGAAGGGGCAACAATTGACGCGGCTCGTGCTGCCTATCTAGATTGCCTCGGCTCGAATCAGCAACCTGTTGCAGCCCCTGGACCGTTAGGCTTCTCGCCCAAAGAGGAGCGCAATTATTCAATTGTCAAGGCTATCAATGCGGCAATCTCTAACGACTGGACTAAAGCAGGGTTTGAGCGTGAGTGTTCTCTAGAAATTGCCAAGCGCACTGGACGCGACCCTAAAGGTTTTTTCGTCCCCGTTCGTGACCTGCAAGTCCGCGCCCCCTATGCAGTCGGTGCCGCAGGAACGGGCGGTAACGTAGTCCAGACTGACCTACTTGCCCAGAACTTTATCGACTTGCTAAGAAACAAGACGATGGTCATCCAAGCAGGGGCGATGATGCTCTCTGGCTTGCAAGGTAACGTTGCCATCCCTACTCAGGCGACCGCGGCGACTACCTACTGGGTAGACGAAGCAGAAGCCCTGACCCAAAGTGAAGCGACCTTTGGGCAAATCTCCCTGACCCCGAAAACCGTGGGGGCTTTATCGCAGTTCAGCCGTTTAATGCTGCTCCAACCCTCTATTGCTATTGAGCAATTCATCAGAAACGATTTTGCTCGGATCATGGCTTTGGCTATTGACCTCGCCGCCTTGGCTGGCACCGCAGCCGATGGGCAACCCAGAGGGATTTTGAACACCTCGGGTATTGGCTCGGTTGCTCTCGGGACTAACGGGGCGGCCCCCACTTGGGACAGCATTGTTAATCTCTGTCGGGAGATTGAGGTAGACAACGCCGATACTCCGAATATGCGCTTTATGACCAATCCCAAGGTCAAGGCAAAGCTGATGACGACCTCTAAACAGTCCTCGGGTGTTGAGGGGAATTTTATTCTGCAAGACCCTGGCACTAGCTTGATGGGGTATCCTCTGATGGTCACAAATCAAGTTAGTTCGGCTTTGACTAAAGGCTCTGGCTCTAACCTTTCTGCCATGATCCTTGGCAACTGGTCGGATCTAATTATTGGTGAGTGGGGTGTGTTGGAAATCCTCCCCAACCCGTTCGGCTCTGGCTATACGAAAGGTTCGGTGGACATTCGCGTAATGCAAACCCTTGATATTGCGGTTCGCTATGCCCAAAGCTTTGCCGCGATCACCGATATTGTCACCACCTAAAACGGCAACTGTTGCCGATCTGAATCATGAGATATCGAGTCCGCCAACACTTTCACTTGCTACTTAACGGGGCTACCTACCCCCCAGGAACGGAAGTAGACCTAACGCCTGAACAGTTGCTGTCATGTGCTCACATGGTGGAAATGGTCCCAATCCCTGCTGCTAAAACCCCTAAACTGGAGAAACCTGAATGAACAACTATCTAGTCAAACAATTGATTTATCACCGTGGCAAGGAATACCGCGCGGGGGACATTGTCGAACTCCCGCCCAAAAAAGCCGCCTACCACGGCAATAGCGTAGAGCTAGTCGTAGAGGTAAAGGATGAGGTAGAGGTAAAGGATGAGGTAGAGGTAAAGGATGAGGTAGAGGTAGAGGTAGAGGAGTGATCGGAGAAGATCTGACCCTATTCTTTAATACTGCCGAGTTTGCCACCACTGCCACGGTGGGCAGCACCTCTATTAAGGGAATATTGGATCAGGAGTTCTTGGCTATGGGCATGGGGTCTGAGGGACGCTCAATTGTCTTTTGCTGCCCTACCTCAGAAACCACGGGGCTACACCACGGCGATACCCTGATCATTGGCACAACCGACTATAAGATAGTTGGAATAGAGCCACAGGGTGACGGGGCGATAACCGACCTAATCCTAAGCCTATGAAGAAATTTGACATCCTATCAGCTATCCTGACCGCCCTAGAGGGTGTGACGGTAGCTAACGGCTATCAAACCGATATAGGCGAGAACGCCACCTATGCCCAAGACACTAACCACGAGTACGATACGGCGGGCGTTGACTTCCGCGATACCTCATGCGAGGTCGTAGAGGTTAACCAATACCACGAGTACGCTTTAGGGTTAGAGGTTCAGGCGATCGCATTCGGAGAAGATTTGTTAGAGCTAGGATGTCAGCTTGAACAGGATTTGATTCAGGCAATCGGGGCAGATCCGACGTGGGATGCCCTCGCGCTTAAAACCGAATTTGCGCAGGAGGGGGCGATAGTTAAGGACTGGCAGACTGCGGGCAAAAAAGCCGTAAGCCTCACCCTTAACCTACTCGTGACCTTCCGCACTGAAAAATGGACAACAGCTTAAGAGGATATTATGACCAGTTATTATTTTCGAGGACAAGGAAAGGTTTACATTGCCAACCTTGATGCTAATGATGAGATTACCGGCGGTTTCAGGTTTGTGGGAAACGTACCTGACCTCAAGTTGCAACTAGCAACGGAACCCACCGAACACAGGGAAAGCACCTCCGGCCATCGCTCGGTTGATCTGATAATTGACCAAGTGCTTTCGGGCAAGTTAATGACAACCCTAGAGGACTTCTCTAAGAAAAACTTATCCCTAGCAATGTTCGGCACAGATTCAACCGTATCAGGCGCAACGGCTACGGATGAGGAAATTATCGCTAAGTTGGGCTATTCTGTCCCACTCTCTAAAATCAACGTCACGGCATTTACTTCCTTGGAAGTCGGTGCGAATACGATCACCGCTTCGGGCAACTATTCGGTTGACCTCAAATCAGGAATGATCACCTTTGAGGAAGATCCCACCGACACTAACCTAGTCGAGGATGCTACGTGTTTATGTACCTACACCTATGGGGGACATAGCAAGGTTACTGGCTTTACACAAAGCCGGAAAAACTACTGGTTACGTTTTGACGGACTTAACACGGTTGATAGTTCAAAGCCAGTCGTAATTGACATTTATAAGGTCACTTTTGACCCACAAAAAGAACTTGCGTTGATCAACACCGAACTATCCAAAATGGAGGTAGACGGAAATATGCTTTATAGCAACGCAGGTCCCGAGGGGAATTACTTCCGAGTACGCTACCTAGGGACTTAATATGCTGAACATTGCCGACCAAAACCGAGCTACAAGGGAGTTTATGCGGTCTGAGTTAAAAGGGCTAGAGGCTGCTAATAAGGCAGTCTTGCGCTCTACCGCAGCCGCCCTAAAGCGAGAGGTCGGCAAACAACTAAGGAAGTTCAAAAAGGGGGTTAACTCTAACGGCTCTTTCCAAAGAGCCGTCAAGGTCAAGGAGCTACAACCCCGGGGCGGTCTACCGCTTGCCGAGGTTGTTAGGCTCGGAGTTCCCTTTATGGACGTCTTTGAGGAAGGGTCCACCGTTACGGGCAAGACTAACCTAATAATCCTCCTGCCCAAGGGTGAGGCTTTAGGATTCCGCAGGATTAGCAAGGGCAATCCGTGGGCTGCGGTGTGGGCAAGGATTAAAGCCCGAGCCAAGGTAATCCCCGTTAGTGACGGTACGGTTATCGCCGTGACTGACAGGACAGGGGCAACCCTACCGATTTATAAGATTCAGAAAAGCGTAACTTTGCCCAAAAAGCTTAGTTTTTACGATACGGCGGAAGCCCTCGCCGCAAGGATGCCAGACGAAGTAAACCGATTGTTAGGAGGTGGATAATGGACGATTTAGCTATTTTGTTCCCAGAAAGAACCCTAGTGTTAGGGGAAGAAATCGTCACGGTCAAGCCCTTTAAGTTCGGGCAGTTTAAGGCGGTGTTAGAAATTGTCAACCGCTATTTAGAGGTTTTCGCCCAAGACCCCGAGACGTGGGTACTTGCCCTCTTAGAGCTTGGAAACGAAGCCGTTGACGACCTTGCCACCCTCGCCTTATTCTGCATTGATCGAGATAGGACTTGGCTAGACCAGCTAGAAGGCGATTTAGCCCTAGACTTATTCTTTAAGATGTTTGAGGTCAATATGGATTTTTTCGTCCGGAAACTTCAGCAGGGAGCGACGGCTCTAGCGGGAGCAATAACAACAGCATCGAAGGTTGGGCAATCCTCGTTACCCGTCTCCTCGCCGCAGGACACCGTTGGGAGGAAGTCCAGAACTACAGCAAAGGTCAGTTAAAAGTATTTCTGGAGGCCGCGCAATATTTAACGGCAGAAAACCAGTTGTTTTCGCTTGCCAGCACTGCGGTAGGAGCGCAGGGGCGGTCGAAGGAGATCAAGGAATATCAAAAGGATTTGATTAAATATCAGGAGCGATTCAATGGCAAGCCGCACCCTAGCGATAAAATATACGACCGAGGGATACCAGCAAGCGATCCAGTCGATGCGGGGGGTGGGTTTAGCGTTTGACGAGGCTCTACAAAATGCCCAAAACGCGGTACAGGAAGCGGCAAAAGCGGCACAGGAAGCGGCGACAAGCGGGGATGCTAACAAGTTAGCTGATGCCCAAAAAGCTCAGGAAGCCGCAGCCAAAAGGGTCAAGACGGCGGTTAGCAATGCCTACAGGGAGCTTCGGGTCAAATCGACTAAGGAAATTGAGGACCTTAAAGCCCAAGCTATCAGTGCCTTTAAAGCTCTAGAAGCCTCGGGCGTTGCCAGCACGCAGGATTTAGCCAATGCCCAAGCTGCCCTAACCAAAAGGCTTGCTGACCTTGATAAGCAGCTAGACCAGACAGGGCAGGGGATGGCAGACCTTGGGCAGCAAACCAACTTGACCACGGGTTTCTTTGCCAACTTCCTAGCAAACCTAGCCACGGGTGCTGTCCAAAATTTCCTAGGGACAATAACTAACGGGGTCAACTCTTTAAAGAGCGCGGTTTTTGCGGCAGGGATAGCCACAGAGAATATCAAAGCCCAGTTAAAAACCATTGAAGGCAGTGCCGAAGCAGCTAACGCTGCCTATGAGAAAATCGCCAAGTTCGCCAAAGAGACACCCTTTGAGCTAGAGCAGGTCACACAAGCCTACGTTTCCCTTGCCAACCGAGGGATTAAACCCACGGAAGCCGAACTACGCAAGATAGGCGACTTGGCAGGAAGTCAGCAAAAGCAATTAGGACAATATGTTGAGGCTATCCTAGACGCAACCTCGGGCGAAAACGAACGGCTCAAGGAGTTCGGAATACAAGCCGAAAAGTCAGGAAGTAAGGTTTCTTTCACTTTCAGGGGAATAACCAAAACCGTTGAGGCTTCCCAACAAGCCATCTTTCAAGCCCTGCTCAGTTTCTCCGAATTGCAGGGAGTTTTCGGGGGCATGGAGGAACGGGCGAAAACAACTGAGGGACAACTCAGCAACCTAACGGATTCCCTCAAAGCAATTTACGTACTCCTCTTTGACGCTATCAAACCCGCCCTAGATGCCCTTATCGCTTCAGCTACGGGAATCCTTGACCCTTTGGGACAGCAAAAGGATTTATTCGCCAGCATCAAAACGGAAGCCGAAGCCTTTAAGGGATTTTTAGAAGGAAATCCACAGATTGCCAAGGCATTAGCTGACCAATTGAAAAACGGGGTGCAAGTCGCCGCTAAAGCCGTGGCTACTACTGCCAAGCAGATTCTAGAGTTTTTGCAGGAAAATCCTACAGCCATCGAGGAGACGATTAAGAATCTTCGAGTGCTTGTCTCTGTGATGGGCGAGTTTGTCAAGCTGATCAACACCGCTCTAGAAGGGTGGAGAGCCATTGGGGACGTGGTTAGGGTTATCGGGCAGGAAATCGGGGCGGGGCAGGTAACCAAACCGATTCTAGACGCGGGGGGAACACAAGAGGACGTTAACCGCGTTTCAGGGGAGATAAGACAGGAAATCAACAAAGCTCCTTTCTTAGACAGATTTGACCCTAACAAAGTAGCGGCGATAACTCAGGCTGTTGTTAGACAGGAAGTAGAGCGACTGCAACAGAAAAACGTTGTAGCAGAGTCTAAAAAAGCCACCTCTGGGCAGGTCGTGGGCTACGTTGGCAATACCGGCGGCTCTACGGGACCGCATTTAGACGTTAGAGGGAAGACGGCTACGGGAGAGCGGTTGTCCCAGTCTAGACTAGACGAACTACTACAGATGATCTACGTCAATGGCAAATCTTTGGCAGAGCAAAAAGGGACAATAACCTCTGGATACGGCGAGAGAATCCATCCTATATCAGGCACTCGCAAGATGCACCCTGCCTATGATTTTGGTTTTGCCCAAGGCACTCCGATTGAGTTTAGGGGACAGGCAAAAGGATTTAATCAAGTCCCTGCGGCTAAGGGGGGCGCGGCAGGGAACTACCTAGAAATAACCCTGCCCACGGGCGAAATAATTCAACTTTTGCACCTAGACAAGTTCGCCAATGCTGTTGATAAGACAACGGCAACGCTAGGCAAGACTTCAGCCACGGCAGCCAAGGCAACGGCGGAATTATCGCCCAACTTTGCCCGACTGACCGAGCTAGACTCCACCCTACAAAAAACCAAACAGTTTGAGGATGTAACGGCTAGGATGGTCGCCCTGATTATCGCCGCAGGGGAGGCGGGACCCCAATACCTCAAACAGGGTACTAATGCCGACCTCTTCAGTTTTCGCGGTGGGGCAGGGAACAATATGCAGGGCTTTGCCCAGTTCAATCAGAAATATTTTTCTGCCCAGACAGCCTCATCCGAATCCTACTCCAACCTCCTCGGGGCAATGCTCACGGGACAGGTTAACCTCCCTAGCGGCAAAGGCAAGTTTAACCCCCGAGAGCTAGAAAAGGCAATTCAGGATGGGGTTGTCCAGACTGAAAAGCAACTTCTAGACTACCTGCAAAAGCAAATTCCTATTGTTGACTGGCACGGACTACACGAGAGCGGCGGCGGCGGAAAACGGATCAGGGAATCAGGAATTTTGGGTTATGCCCTGAGCCAGATTAAGGGGCAGCCCACGGATTTTGCCGCACGGTCTAAGGAAGAATCGAGCGTTATTGAGGAAGCCAGAAAAAGGCAAGATGACCAAACTAGACAGCGACAAGATGCCGAACGACAAGGGCTAGATGCAAGGCAGAAAAGGGAACTGCTCAACTTCGATTTAGCCACGGCGAAGCTGCCACCCGCCGAACGGGATGAGCGAGAAACACAACGAACCGAGATAACCCGGCAACAGGCTCTAAGGCGAGAAACCCTACAGATAGACCAAACCCTAAACCAACTGCTAGAAGAGCGCAGCCGCAAAGAAGCCGACCTTAAGGCAGGAAGGGAAACCACGAGCCGCGACATTAGCGCAGAGATAACACTGCTCAGGGAGAAGAAGCAGCAACTATCAGAGAACTTCGGGATAGAGACTCAGATTATTTCTGCCAATCAAGCGCACCGCACCGCAGCCGAAGCCCTAGCACGGGCTAACGAACGCAGGAGGCAGGAGCAGGGCTTAGAGCAACAACGACTAGAGCAGCAACAGGCGATCGCTCTCAACGAGTTTGACGCTGCCACCGCCCAACTACCAGAGGGGGGAGAGCGTGACGCTCGGGCATTCCAACGACAAGCCCTAGAAGCCCGACTAGAGGCGACTCGGGAAACCCTGCAACTAGAACAGGCTATCAGCAACCTTCAACTAGAAAGGGAGCAAAAACTCTCTGGAGAACTGACCACGGGGCGGGATATAACAGCCGAGATACAGCTACTAGAGCAGAGGAAGCAACAGCTAGAGCAGACACGACAACTAGAGGAGCAGATAGCGGCAAGTGACCTAACCACGGCTATCGAGGAAAAGACCACCGCCTACCAAGAACAGGTAGAGGAACTAGACATCCTACTAGAGTCGGCACGCCTGAACCTAGACCAAACCGACCTAGAGGGGCAAGCTTTAGCGGAGATTGAGGAAAGATACTCCGATTACGGCGAAGCCATAGACAGCGCAAGGGAAGCTCTCCTAGACCTGATCGAATTTAAGCAAGCTTTCGGGCAAGCCACCGACCCCGAAGAGGAGCAGCTAGACCGACTAACCGAGAAGTACAACGAACTGAACAGGCTACGGCAACAGGAAACCGACCAGACCCTAGGGCAGGTACGGGGTCAACGGCGGCAGGAAGATTTGGATAGACGGCAAGCAGAGCTAGGGCTTCGGAGCGAAGCAAGAGAAGGGCAAGCCCGTAGGTTAGACAGGTTTGGGATGAACTTCGCCGCCGATCAAATTCGACAAGAGAGCGCTATTGAGGAGGAAAACCTCAGATTTGAGCAAGAAAAATTTGATATTGAGCAACGTTACTCCGATAACGCCCCCTTCAGGGATAAGCTGCTAGAGCAAGCAGACGCGATCAACAAACTCAACATTGAGGACATTGACTCTCAATTTAAAGACTTCGGGGAAACCTTAGCAGACGTTGGGCTTAACGGGGTAGGGGGATTTTTTAACAATTGGATAACAGGCTCTGAGAGCGCAGGTGAGGCGTTTGAGAAGTTTGGCAAGCAAATCTTGGCTATGATCGCGCAGATGATAATCCAATTTATTGCCCTTGCCATCTACCGCGCCCTAGCAGGTGCAGGGGGTGGGGCGGTTTCTAGCTCGGCACCGGGTAGCACTTTCTCAGGTTTCCCGTCTACCCCGGGGGTAGTCGCCGCAGCTAGTGGGGGACTTATCCGTGGTCCAGGCACTGGCACAAGTGACAGCATCCCCGCCCTACTTTCTAATGGGGAGTACGTGGTGAGGGCGGCGGCGGTGCGAGATTACGGCACTCACTTGCTAGATAACCTCAACTCTGGAAGGATACCGCAGGTAAGCCTCTCAGACGTTAACTCTCGCCCCCAACAGCGTGAAGGCAATAGAACTGCGGTGGTCAACTTGAATGTATCAACTCCTGACACGGGTGGCTTTAACCGGTCTGAGCACCAACTAGGAAAACAGGCGGCCGAGAGCATCCGTAGAGCTATGTCAAGGATTTAATATTAAGAAAAGGGAGGGCTTTAGCTTTATGACTAACAACAACGAACCACCGAGACGGGCATCTGACACTTATATCCCGATAGGGTTTTTAGTAACCTTTATCGCAGTTGTGGGGGGATTGCTGACTATCTATGTGACGATTCAGCAATTATTTGTTCCACAGGAAAATCGACTAACTAAGCTAGAACAAAGTTTAGAGGATGTGGATCGGCTTCAAATCCAACTAGACAAATTAGAAGAGAGGATTAGGTCACTCGAAAAAAACCCATAAATTCTTAAAAATACCCTGACTAATAACTAGGAGTTTCATGAGCAACCCCATGCCAAGACCGTATCGAGATTGGATCGTCCCCTGCGCTTTTATTGGATTTATAGCTTTAAATTCAATTGCTTTCAGCGTATTCATTGTTACCCTAACGGATACAATAAATATAGCCAGAAAGGAGTCCCATGAGGATATTAAACGAGGAGCTATTAAACTCCCTACTCAGCAACGCAACGACCCTGTGCTATTGTTGGCACCTAACCCGCAAGGATGGGATAGAGCAAGGGTTTACGAGTCTCGATAGAACCCTATTTATTGACGGAATTAGCTACCTAGCTAACTCGGGAATTGTCCCAACCGCTTCGGAATCCTCAACAAAGCTAGAAGTGAACAACCTTTCACTCTCTGGCTTTTTTTCTTTGGATTTAGAGGAAGAGGATTTAATCTCAGGTGTCTATGATTTAGCAAGCCTCAAGCTTTTTCTTGTCGACTATTTGGACTTGCCAACAAGTCTGGATGACGACAAGGCAGTCTTGCTGCTTGAGGGAACTTTAGGCAAGACCTTGACAACGGATCGGGGTTTTGTGTTAGAAATGCGATCGTTAACCCAATACCTGAACCAAAAGCAAAGCCAAGTTACTAGCCCCTTTTGTAGGTACGACTTCGGGGATACCCGTTGCACTGTCAACCTTTCCACCTACACCGATAGCCTAGAGGTTGACTCGGTGCTTGACAACAAGGTGATCACCA